TTAAAACCCCTACTACTTTGGAGAAACCCAATGGCACAAGTCACATACAGAGGAGTCTCTTATGACTCTGCCGAGTACAACAAAAAAGTACTCGATCAAGCTGCTCAAAACAGAAACCATGATCTAATGTATCGTGGAATCAAAGTCGAACGTAAGTTTGCATCTAAGAGCTAAGCTAGCACTTGCATACGCATACGCAAAGGTGGGTCACTCCACCTTTTTTGCTTTTCATTTCCATAAAAGTCGGAAAATTTATCGCAGGTATTTTTCCACCCATAAGTTTTTTTAATAGGCATAAATATTTGTTAAAATATCTTGAAATTCAGACATAACTTGTATAAATAAAATTGTAGAACGGGAGAACAAACATGCTTCAAAACCCCACTATATTATTGTAAAAAAAGTAAACACTTAACATGAGGTCATCAAATGCACAATCTAATTTCCTATAATCAATTAGCAGGTTGGGATAACATCCATCCAGAAGTACAAGAAGAAACCAACGATGCAATAAACGATTATTTTCAGTGCCTAGTCGAGTGTGATGACAATGAAAGCGTATGCAAGCGGATCTGTCTAGAGACGCATCTCTAGCACGTCTAACAATCTAAAAAAAGAATGTTGAAAAGGGAGGGGTTTACACCCTCCCTTTTTTAATATATAATATCAATTATATAATAAGGAAACAGAATGGGTATGCTACACATGAGAGAACAACTCCTTAGAGCAGTCCTTGCTCATGCTCAAGGGGAGATTGCAAAACACAAAGCAAACGTTGAAGTTTATCTAGAACATCCTGCAGGTATTGGAGAGCATTCTGATATCACTGAAGCAATTCAAGTTGAACTTGATAAAATTGCTAGGTATGATGATCAAGTGAATGTAGTAAACAAATATTTTAAGTCAAGTCACACTATGTCAGATGTAGATAGAAGATCTAGTGAGAGTAACTAATGGAACCAAACAGAGGTAAATTAAAAGTATTGGTCATGGCTCTTAAGGAGATCGTGGAAGAATTAGAGTCGGAAGTTTATTCTGATCCAGATCAATACGCTAAAACTACAGCATTTTCTTCTGTAGATCCAGACCAAACTTATGATGAGGCATTCTCTGATGACGATGGATACCCTGACTAATACCTATCATAAGTATTTAAATTTACCTTTTACTATCTCTCCGTTACCTAACTTTAGTCAGCAGGGAGATAAGGTATTACATTATTATATTAATGACTATCCATTCTATCCTATGGAAGATTGGTTTAATGATCTTGGTCTTACTCTATTCATAAAGGAAGTATTTTATACACCACCTGGTGGTAAGATACCTATTCATACTGACCATGCAAGTTATACTAATCATGCAAAGATTAATATGACTTGGGGACCTGACCAAGGCGTGACACAATGGTGGAAGTCTGATAAAGTAGTAAAGAAATCATTCCAAGGTACTGGTCAGTATACCAACGAGCAACATCATAACTTGTGGGCAAACGAAGAGGATTGTGAACTTCTTTATGAGGCGAACACTAATCGTCCTAGTCTAGTTAATGTAGGAGTCCTACATGGGACAAGTAATCCTACCTCACAAGGAAGATGGACTCTATGTTTTGTTCCTGTTAATCAAGCAGGTCAATTCCTCCATTGGAATTCCGCACTTGACATTTTTAAAGATTACTTAGATGAAGGATGAACTTTTAACCAGACTTAAAGAGTCTGCCTATAAGAAGGGTGAGTACACTCTTTCTTCAGGCAAAACCAGTGAACATTATGTTAACTGTAAACCTGTTATATTGACTGGAAGAGGACTAACTCTTGCTTCCATGATGCTTTTAGAACATGTTGATACTCCTGTAGTAGCAGGTCTTACTCTTGGTGCTGATCCTTTAGTCTCAGGTGTTGCGGTTTGTTCTGCTTTAGATATGAGAATCGTAGATGCTCTCATAGTTCGTAAAGAACCTAAAGGACATGGAACAGGTGCATGGATAGAAGGACCAGAGTTTCCAGAGGGAACTAAGGTAACTGTATTGGAAGATGTAATCACAACAGGTGGTTCTGCAATTAAAGCAGTTAAACAACTCCGTGATGTTGGTTATGAAGTTAAACGTGTCGTATCTATTGTAGATAGACAAGAGAATGGTGAGGCAGATACTGCTATGAAATTGGCAGGTCTAGAACTTATAAGTCTCTATACATTAAAGGATTTTATTGATGAAAACTAAGATTATTCCTGTCTCTGTCACTCCTGAAGCAGAGAAGAGCATTGCATACTGTGCTCGTGTGAGCAACCCCAAGAATCAAGACAGTGAGTCCTTTGAGGGTCTTCTTAAGTATTGTATTAAACATCAGCACTGGAGCATCTTTGAGCATGCTTTCATGACTGTTGAGATCAATACATCATTAGCAATTGCTACTCAAATTTTACGTCATAGATCATTTACTTTCCAACAATTTTCTCAACGTTATGCTGATAGTACAGCACTACAGTTGAGTATTCCTACTCCAGATCTACGTAGTCAGGATACAAAGAATAGACAGAACTCTATTGATGATATTCATCCTCGTGATAAAGCATACATGGAGGCAACTATTGAGAAGCATTTTGATGATGCTCTTGACCTATACAATAGTTTACTAAAGCAGGGTGTTGCTAAGGAGTGTGCTAGAATGGTACTACCTCAAGCAACTCTTACTCGTCTGTACATGACAGGTAGTGTCCGTAGTTGGATTCACTACATTGATCTACGATCTGGTCATGGAACTCAACAAGAGCATAAAGAAGTCGCAGAACATATTCGTGAGATTTTTGTTGCTGAGTTCCCAATTATTTCTCATGCATTAGGGTGGACTGATGGCAATTTATGATGATGTAAAGATTACTATTAACCTTAATGAGTTGGTAGAGATCAGAGCGAAACTCCAAAGTCAATACGGAGATTATTCAGAACAGGTATGTAAGGGTGAGTATCTTGATGAAAGTGATATAGATAGAATTGCAACTCAGTTAAGAGAAACACTTACTTGGGATACTCTTTACTTTATGGTAGATGGTGCGATACTAGACTACTTGGGTTTAAAAGATCCAAAGCGTCCTAACTATGGCGAGACAGCAGGGGATGAACCTGCTGCTACCTTCGAGAAGGAGCAGAGAGCAAGACAGAAATATGTTAAAGAGAACTTTGATATGGTTGACCTAGACGGTGGATCATGGACGATACAAGTACCAATGAGGAAAAAGTAATGGCAACCTATCCTGTATTCAATACGGAAACTGGAGAGCAGAAAGAAGTTGTAATGAGTGTTCATGACTGGGATCAATGGAAGACTGATAATCCTCAATGGACTAGAGATTTTTCTGATCCAAGTACATGTCCTGGTGTTGGTGAAGTTGGAGAGTGGAGAGATAAATTACACAACAAACATCCTGGATGGACTGAGGTTCTTAAGAAGGCTGAGAAGGCAGGGGGTATAGAAGGTCGTTTGAATAGAGTGAATAAGACTTAATGAATAATATTCAGGCAGATTATAATGATGTCGTTGATCTTTTAGTTAAGAAGAATATTGTCTGTATACATCAAGGTAGAACAGAGGCAGGACCAAGAGCGTTAGGTAATAGATCTATTCTCTATGATCCTAGAGATTCTGGCGCACAGAAGAAGGTTAATGATGCTAAAGGTAGACAGTGGTGGAGACCCTTCGCTGCCAGTGTCCTTGCGGAACATAGTGCTGAATGGTTTGAGATGTTAAGTATTAAAGAGAGTCCTTACATGATGTATGCTATACCTGTTAAAGAAGATAAGAAGGAGTTGATACCAGGAGTTATGCATGTTGATGGAACATGTAGGATTCAAACAGTGACAGAGGATCAGAACTATCATTACTATCACCTCATAAAAACTTTTTATAATGAGACTGGTATACCTATGTTGTTTAATACATCACTCAATCTTGCAGGTGAGGTTATATGTCATACAATTTACGATACCTATGAGATGTTAAGTCAATCTTCTATGGAGTATGTTTATGAACCAGAGCAGAATAAGATTACTCATCTTCCTAGTGTAATTAATATGGCAGGTCAAACATGTTTGTCTTAGGCATTAATATATCACATCATCCATCGGTCTGTTTGTTAGATGATGGGGAGATAGTATATTATCTTGAAGATGATAGGTTGAATAGAGATAAAGAAAAAGATTGGCCTTATGATGCTGCGATGCAATGTTTAACATTCATTCGTAAGTATACAAATCATATAGATCATATAATTTTTTGTTCTTACATTAAAAATAAGTGGTGCGATTTCCGTGATGACCTCACGATGGTTCAAGTAAAAAAGAATTTAAAATTATATGGTATAACTTATGATGAAGAACACTATCTAAAAGAACATCATTTATTTCATGCATGTTCTGGATTTTATTCCTCACCCTTTGATGAGGCAGCAGCATTAACTTGTGATGGAGGAGGAGCACCTGTAAATACTGCAATTGGTAATAAAGAGGTGGAGAGTATGTATTACTTCTCTGGTAATAATATAGATACGATTCATAAACATCATGGTCATTATGATCCAGATTGTGATCATGCAACTCTGAGAGTTAATGATAAACTTACTATCACTCATAGTTTATCTGTTGGTGGTATATTTAATCTTATCAGTGGTGCATTAAGAATGGGTAGTGCTGGACAGACGATGGGTGCATCTCCTTATGGTAAAGTGGATGATTACCCTGAGAACTGGTTCTATTACGATCATGATGCTGCTATCTGGGTTACAGACAATGGTAATTTAATAGATACTTGTAGACGTGTATTAAATTGCTCTAATTTTGATCCAGAGTTTGCAAAAGATTCTGAATATCAGTTGCCAGAACCTTCCTTTGAGGATGCTTCTAATGTTGCAGCTAAATGTCAATTGGAGACAAGAATACATACGATCAGATTAATAAAACAACTGCTGGATAAAACAGGCACTAAAAATGTCGTTTTATCTGGCGGTTATTTTCTGAACTGTGTAAATAACTATCACTATATTAAGGAGTTCCCTGAGATTAAC